GTCGAATTTTCGTGTGCGCAGGTTTTGGGGGTGGGGGGTTAGACGATGGGTGCAAGAGGACCGCAACCGAAGCCGAATGTGCTGAAGCTGGTCACGGGCAACCCGGGCAAGCGTCCGCTGAATCTGGCGGATGGCGTGAACCCCGAGGTGGCGGTGCCGGACATCCCGAAGCACCTCACCGCCGAGGCGCGCAAGGAATGGAAGCGCATCAGCGTGGAGCTCGAAGCGCTGGGCCTCATCAGCCGGATCGACCGCGCGGCGCTGTCGCTGTACTGCCAAGCCTGGGGTCATCTGGTGATCCTCGAGCAAAGCCTGAATGCGCGCATGGCCGCGGTGGCCGAGAGCTGCGCGGCGCAGGGCATGGCGCCGGACATGGCGTCGGCCTTCTACTTCGTGACGGACAAGGGCTACCAGGCGCAGACGGTCACGGTGCAGATGATCAACACGCTGCGCCAGCAGGTGCACACCTACCTGAAGGCCTTCGGCATGGACCCGTCCAGCCGATCGCGTGTGACGCCGAGCAATGGCGGCCAGCTTGGCCTGCCGGGCATTGATGCTGCGCCGGGCTGGGGCCAGTTCTCGCAATCGTGAAGGCATGGCCGAACGTGTTTCCTACGCAGCCGCCGCGCGCCGATATGCCGATGACGTCGTCGCCGGTCGGATCGTCGCGTGCAAGTGGGTGCGCCGCGCGTGCCAGCGGCACATCGATGACCTGCAGCGATCGGCCGACGACCCGGCGTGGCCATGGATCTTCGACGCCGCGCGCGCTGAGCGTCCGTGTGCATTCATCGAGCTGCTGCCGCACATCAAAGGCAAGTGGGCCCGCGAGCGCCGCAAGATCACCCTCGAACCCTGGCAGGCATTCATTGTGACGACCGTGTTCGGCTGGGTGCACCGCGTGACCGGACTGCGGCGCTTCGTGGAGGCGTACATCGAGGTGGCCCGCAAGAATGCCAAGAGCACGCTGACGGCGGGCCTGTGCCTGTTCATGCTGGCGGCTGATGGCGAGGCGGGCGCCGAGGTCTACACCGCGGCCACCACGCGCGACCAGGCGCGCATCGTGTTCGACGACGCGAAGGCCATGGCGTCGCGCGATGCGGACATGCGCATGCACCTGGGCATCGAGGTGATGCAGCACTCGCTGACGCAGCCGCATACGGCCAGCAAACTGGCGCCGCTGGCGGCTGAGGGCAGCACGCTGGACGGCCTGAACGTGCACTTCGTCAGCGTGGACGAGCTGCACGCACACAAGACGCGCGCGGTGTACGACGTGCTCGACACCGCCCGTGGCGCGCGCGAGCAGGCGCTGCTGTGGAACATCACCACCGCCGGCAGCGACCGCTCGGGCATCTGCTACGAGCGCCGCACGCACATCACCAAGATCCTCGATGGTGTGCTGGGCGATGAGCGGCAGTTCGGCATCATCTACACGATCGACGATGGTGACGACTGGCAGGATCCGGCCTGCTGGCCGAAGGCGAACCCGAACCATGGGGTCAGCGTCTTCGATGACGTGCTTCGCACTGCCTGCATCAAGGCGCAGGCCATGCCGTCGGCGCAGTCCAACTTCCTGACCAAGCACCTGAACGTGTGGGTGAATGCGGATTCCGCGTGGATGGATATGCGCGCATGGGACCGCTGCGCCAACCCGCTGCTGACCGTCGACAAGATCAAGCACCTGCCCACGTGGGTGCCGCTGGACCTGGCCAGCAAGGTGGACATCGCCGCCGCGCCCATCCTGGCGCACGATGCTGACGACGACCGGTACTACCTGGTCACGCGCGGTCGCTTCTGGCTGCCGGAGCGTGCTGTGGAGATCGGCGCGAATGCCCAGTACGACGGCTGGGTGCGCGCCGGCCACATGGTGGCCACCGACGGCGAAGTGACCGACTACGACCTGATCGAGGACCAGCTGCGCGCCGATGCAGCCATGCTGCTGGATCTGCGCGAAGTGCCGTTCGACCCATGGCAGGCCACGCACTTGGCGAACCACATGCTGGACGAGGGATTGCCGATGGTGGAAGTGCGGCAGACCGTGCAGAACCTCAGCGAGCCGATGAAGCAACTGGAGGCGCTGGTGCTGCAAGGCAAGCTGGAACACGACGGAAACCCGGCCATGACGTGGATGATTTCGAACGTGGTCGCGCACCTGGACGCCAAGGACAACATCTACCCGCGCAAGGAGCGCGCGGAGAACAAGATCGACGGGCCGGTTGCCGTGATCATGGGGCTGGGGCGTGTGATCAATGCCGCGCAGTCGGACGCCGTGCCGGAAATCATCAACTTGAAGCTCGTGGCATGACCGCCGCCCTCTTCGACCTCACCGCCCGCCGCCACACCAGCGCCGTGCTGGCCCGGCACGGCCAGGCCATGCAGACCGCCCGCGAGACCGGAACGCTGCGCCCGCTGGCTGCTGGCGAAAACGTCGTGAGCACCAATCTCACGGCCGACCAGCTGGCCAATCTGTTGGGCGCGGCCACGGCCACGCATGCCGGCATCAGCGTCACCGAAGACATCGCGATGCGCGTGGCCACGGTCTACGCCTGCGTGTCGCTCATCGCGGGTGCCATCGCCACGCTGCCGCTGCACATCTACGAGCGCGCGGGCAACGAACGCAAGCGCGCGGACCACGAGTACTGGTGGATGCTCAACGAGCAGCCCTGCGAGGGCTACAGCGCCGCCGCGGCGTGGGAAGCGCTGCTGCTGAACAAGTTGGTCTACGGCGACGGCATCGCGCGCATCTTGCGGCCCAGCGTGATGTCCAGCCGTGCGATCGGCTGGAAGCCGTACCACCGCAACCACGTGTCGCCGTTCAAAGCCAGCGATGGCCGGATGCGCTACCGGTTTCTGGAGGATGACGGATCGTCGAGCATCGTGGACCAGGCCGACGTCATCCACCTGCCCAGCCTGGGCTTCGACGGCGTCAGCAGCCCCAGCCCGGTGACGCACTACGCCCGCGAGACCATCGGCTCGCTGCTGGCTGCCGAGCGCTACAGCGCCAAGGTCTACACCAGCGGCGGCACCTTCGACTACGCGCTGAAGACGCCAGCCAAGCTGCAGAAGGAACAGACCGACGCGCTACTGGCCTCGCTGACCGCCCGCGCTAATGCCGATCCCGGGACGCGCGTGCCGCTGATCCTGTCTGGCGGGCTGGATACGGCCGGCGCCATGAGCATGAACAGCAAGGACGCCGAGATCATCGCCTCGCGCATGTTCGGCGTGCAGGAGATCTGCCGCATGTACGGCGTGCCGCCGCATATGGTGGGCCACACCGATAAGACCACCAGCTGGGGCAGCGGCATCGAACAGCAGTCCATTGGCTTCGTGCGCTACACGCTGCAGCGGCACCTCACGTCCGTGGCTCAGGAGTTCAACCGCAAGCTGTGGCCGACGCGTGCGCGCTTCTTCGTGGAGCACCTGACGGCGGCGCTGGAGCGTGGCGACCTGAAGACGCGTTTCGAGGCCTACCGCATCGCGCTGGGCCGCGCGGGTGAGCCTGCCTGGATGCTGCCAGACGAGATTCGCCGCATGGAAAACATGGCGCCCGAGCCGGGCCTGAACACCAACACCAACCCGGGAGGCGCGAATGCGCAACCGACTGATCCAGCTGCTGGCTGACAACCGCCAGGCGCCGCGCCAGTTTGCCGTGCGCAACGCCGCGGCGGACGTGGCCGAGATCCTGCTTTACGCGCCCATCGTGGACAGCGAGCTCGAAGCCGAATGGTGGGGCGGCGTCGCGCCGGAACCCTTTGTGCGTGAGCTGCGCGGCATCACCGCGGGCACCATTCACCTGCGCATCAACAGCCCGGGCGGCAGCGTCTTTGGCGCGCGCGCCATGGAACAGGCGCTGCGCGAGCACAAGGCCAAGGTCATCGTCCATGTGGATGGCCTGGCTGCCAGCGCTGCATCGTTCCTGGCCATGGCCGGCGATGAAGTGGTGATGGCCAAGGGCGCCATGCTCATGATCCACAACGCCTGGACCATCGCCCTGGGCAACGCGGCCGAGCTGCGCAAGACCGCTGACCTGCTGTCCAAGATCGACGGCACGCTGGCCCAGACCTATGCCGACCGTACCGGCGGCAAGGTGGAAGACATCGCCGCCCAGATGGCGGAGGAAACCTGGTTCACGGCTGAAGAGGCTGTCGACCATGGCTTCGCCGATGCGATCGCCGAAGCGCCGAAGGGCGATGGCGACACGCCGGCGGCAGCCTGGAACCTCAGCGCCTACCTGCGGGCGCCGGCCGCCCGCCAGCCGAAGACGGAACAGCCGCAGCCTGAACAGTCGCCGGCTCCTGCTGGAACTTCGGACGCTGAAAAGTCCCGATCCGAACACCGTGCACGCCGCGCCGCGCTGGCGTGCATCCCATTCGAGTAGCGCGCCGCGCACCCGAGTCCAGCCCGCTACCCGGCGGGCTTTTTTTATCCTGAAAGGAAACCACCATGAGCAAACTCGCTCAACTGCGCGAGCGCCGCAATGCCAAGGCCCAAGAGGCCCAAGCGCTCCATGCCAAGTACACCGCCGACCAGCGCATGCCCAAGGAGGACGCCGAGAAGTTCGACGCCCTGATGGACGAGATCGGCGCCATCGAGGCCGACATCAAGCGCGACCAGCGCATGGCCGAGATCGCCGCCCAGGAAACGGGCGCCGACATGACGGCGCTGCGCAATGCCGCCACGCGTGACCCGTCGAAGCAGGCGGACACCGCCAAGGCCCTGCGCGCCTACCTCACGGGCGGCATCGCCGCGCTGAGCGACGGCGACCGCGCCGCGCTGCAAGCCCGCGTCACGCCGGACATCCGCGCCGCGATGAGCACGTCCACCAACTCCGAAGGCGGCTTCACAGTCGCCACCGAGTACATGCGCGGCCTGGAAGAGGCCATGAAAGCATACGGCGGCGTGCAGGAAGTGGCGACCACCATCCGCACGTCCAGCGGTGCCGCCATGAATTTCCCGACGGCCGATGCCACGGGTGAAGTGGGTGAAATCGTCGGCCAGAACAGCGCAGCCACCGGCCTGGACACGACGTTCGGCAACACGACGCTGAACGTGTTCAAGTACTCGTCGAAGAAAATCGCGCTGCCGTGGGAACTGGTCCAGGACAGTTTCCTCGACCTCGAGATGTACATCCAGGGCGTGCTGGCCATGCGACTGGGCCGCATCGAGAACACCCACTTCACCGTGGGCACGAACAGCGGGCAACCGGGCGGCATCGTCACCGCAGCTGCGCTGGGCAAGACCGGCACCTCGGGCCAGACCACCACCGTCATCTACGACGATCTGGTGGACCTCGAGCACAGCGTAAACCGCGCCTATCGCGCCAGCCGCAGCTGCGGCTGGATGATGGCCGACAGCTCGCTGAAGGTGGTCCGCAAGATCAAGGACAGCAACGGCCGGCCCATCTTCGTGCCGGGCTACGAGCAGGGCAACCCGGGCGGCGCTCCTGACACGCTGCTGGGCCGTCGCATCACGATCAACGACGACGTGGCCGCCATGGCCGCCAACGCCAAGTCGATCCTCTTCGGCGACTACAGCAAGTACTACATCCGCCGCGTGATGGACCTGACGATGTTCCGCATGACCGACAGCGCCTTCACGCTGAACGGTCAGGTCGGCTTCGTCGCCTTCCAGCGCGTGGGCGGCAACCTGATCGACGCCGGCGGCGCGGTCAAGTACTACGCCAACAGCGCGAGCTGATCGCACGCGCTGCGGCGCTGCGCCGGCTGCCTTTCGGGGTGGCTGGCGCAGCGCCCGGTCGGCCGCGCTATTCGCAGCCGCCTGAACCGCCAGACCATCACCGGAGCCCCCCACCCATGAGCACCCCCAAGCTTGGCCGCGCCATTGTGCTGTGTGACGTCGTGTCGCACGCCCTGAAGGCCGGTCAGATCCTAGAGGCCTCGCCCGAGCTCATCAAAGCGCTGACCGCTGACGGCAGCGTCGACCCCGCCAAGGCCGCCGTCGCCTACGCGTCCGAGCAAGGCGCCGCCGTCGTGCGCAGCGCCATCGAGCTGGCCGCCGAGCAAAAAGCCGAAGCCATCGCCCGCCTGCAAGCCGAGATCGCCAAGGCCGAGGCCGCCCTGAAGGACGCCACGGACGAAGCCGTCAAGACCGCGCTGCAGGCCGACATCGGCGCCAACGCCCAAGCGCTGCAGCAGCTGCAGGCCTGACGTGACCCTGCTCACCGACAAGCTCCAACACGCCGCCGCCGCCGCCTGTGCCCTGTGCGCACTAGACGATGCCGGTCTGCTGCGCCTTGTCGTCCATCACGTGCTGCCACGCGCGGCCTGAACCTGTCATCACCTGAGGTCATCCCATGTCCGCACTCAGCGACTACCTCGAAAACAAGCTCGTCGACCACCTGCTGCGCGGCCAGGCCTACACCGCGCCCGCCACGGTATACGTGGCCCTGCTCACCGCGGCGCCGTCCGATGGTGGCGGCGGCACGGAAGTTTCCGCTGGCGGCTATGCCCGCGTGGCCGTGGCGTCCAGCCTGGCCAACTGGGCTGGCACGCAGGGCGCCGGCACCACCGTCGCCAGCAGCGGCGCCGGTGGCCAGACGTCCAACAACGCGGCGGTGACCTTCGGCGCGCCGTCTGCCAACTGGGGCAGCGTCACGCACGCGGCCCTGTACGACGCCTCCACCGGCGGCAACCTGCTGGCCTGGGGCGCGCTTGGCGCGTCCAAGACCATCAACAACGGTGACGCCGCGCCAAGTTTCGCTGCCGGCGCGCTGACCTTCACGCTGGCCTGATCGCAAGGCGGTAGCACATGGGCGCGCTATATGACCTCGTCGGCTTCAGCACGACGACCACCGGCACCGGCACGCTCACCGTGGGCGCGGCGCTGCCCGGGCACCTCACCCTGGCCGGTGCCGGCATCCCGGACGGCACCACGGTCAGCTACGGCATCAGCAGTGCGAACGGCTCGGCGCGCGAGGTTGGCAATGGCGTGGTGGGCGGCAGCGGGACCACGCTGACGCG